TCAGTTGGGAGATTCTGTTCTCCTTTCGAGCTTCCGAATGGCGGATTCCCCCAACGCGCTATCCCTATGAAAATACGTGCTATCGAGGATCGAACCGACATCCTTGAGGGAATGGCCGGTGATCGTCGCTATCTCAGGCACGGTGCATCCCGCTATCGCCAGCCGGGTCACGGCAGTTCCACGCAGATCGTGGAACGTCAGATCGGTCACGCCCGCCTTTTGGCAACCCTTGCGCCATGATGCGCGAAAGCCGGACTCCGTCCATGACGTACCACGTTCGGTTGCAAGGATGGTCAGGGGGCGGGGCCTCTTGTCGTCCCGCTCCGCCAGCTTGCGTTTCGTATCGTCAAGCGCGGCCTTGAGTGGGCCGCCGACCGGGATATGGACAGGGACCTTCGTTTTCCGCTGCCGGAGCCGGATATGGCTTCCGTCATAAGCGGCCCATGTCAGCCGGAGGAGGTCGCCTTGCCGCTGCCCCGTCCAGAGCGCCAGCTTGAGCGCCAAGTGGAGGTGAGCCGGAGCCTTCGCGTAGAACGCGGCTTCGTCGGCGTCGGTCCAGACATTCTCAGAGCGGGCAGCGCGATAGAGGCGGCCCGGTCGTTCGCAGGGATTCAGCGGGACAAGGCCGCGATTGTTCGCCCATGACAGGGTGCGCGCGAGAACCGCGAACGCATAGTCCGCTTGCCGCCGGGACTTCACTGCCAGCCGTTCGCGCCATGCAAGGAACTCGCCTCTGGTCCGGCGGTCCTCCAGCGCGGCAATTGGGAAGTCGCCGAACTCAGATTGGATGATCCTCAGCAGCTTGCGGTAATCCTTGCGGGTCCGCTCCGCCAAGTCGGCGAACTCGGTAGACGCTTCAAACTTGTCGAATATCGACTGGAGGCGGTCCTTGGGGGCTGCCCGGCGCGCGGCGACCGCGCGGTTATAGCTGGCATGGAACTCCGGGGAGCCGGGCGTTCCCTCAAGTCGGGGACCGCCCTTCCAAGCATAGAAATAGGTGACAGTCTGACCGGAGGCGAGTTTCTTCGTTATCCGGTTGATGCCCTTAAGATGGACTCTCATGGCGTTTCTGCTTCCACTCATCATAAGGCGAGGCGGGGACTGGCGAGCAATCGGTATGAATAAGCCGGATAGTTCCGTCCGGCGCAATCTCCGTCCGCGCCACGTTCAGGCCAGCAGCCCGCGCGGCTTTCACCGCGCGGACCACATCGCCCTGTTTGAACATGGCAGGCGTCCGGGCCATTGATGCCTCAGAACGAACCGTTGAGGCGGACGGCGACATCGGCGCTAGGGTTAGCGGCGGCTTCCGTCGCCACGCCCAGCTTCGTGTTGCCGCTGGCAGTCTTGTTCACGAGGCCGGTAGCGGAATCGTAGTAGACGACATCGCCCGCCGCGATGGCGAGCGCCGACACCTTGGGCAGGCGGAACACGCCAACCGTATCGACATCGACCGGCGCGCCGTTCGCCGCGTCGCCATTGGCAACGCCGATGATCGACCCGACGGCCACAACAGCGCCGGAAGTGATTTCCGCCGGAGCGGTCAGAGTGAGCGTGTTGCCCGGTTGAATGAAATTACGCATTTCAAAGTCCTTTCGAGGTGCGAAAGATGATTGTGGAGGGTGGCCGACCGTCGCTCAGGTTCGCGATTTCCCGGTCCAGAGCCGCCAAGGCGGCCCGCATTTCCGAACCGGAGGAAAAGGCGACCTCCTCCCCGTTCTGGTCCCGGAACGAACGGATTCCGTCGGTCAGGGCCTTGAACAGGGAGTCGCGCCGTTGCTGGAGGTCGGCCAAGGTCGCCATTACAGGTCGTCCTCACCCAGATCGTGATAGGCCCCGCGCCAGTCCACGGCCCCGCAACCGAAGTCGAGGACGACGCGGAACTCCCGGCCAAGGACCTCCCAACCGTCGCGGCTGGCAATCTGCGGACCCTGAGCGGACGACAGATAGGCATATTCGAGGACGGGCAGCATCGCCGGGTCGGCGAACACGTACCAGTCATCCCCGGACAGGCGCGGTTCGATCAGCAGCGTCATTTTGCCGGAGAACGGATTCTGATCGTCCACCTTGGCGGCTGCCAGTTCTGCCAGCAGCTTTTCAAAGGTCGTTTCCAGTTCCGGCGCGGCAAGGATGAATTTGGGCGTTGCGCTGATCGGAGACACGCCGTCCAAGCCGGTCTGACGGCGAAGCGCCAACCGGGCCGCCGACAGTGATGCCACGTCGGGAGCCGCGCCCGTCGCCGACAGGTTGCCATGGGTGGCGGAGAACAGAGCGTTGCCGTCCTCCATGACGGGATTGCCGGTCAACAGGGCGACAAGCTGGTCCGCTTCCGTTTCGGCGGCGGCCCGGCCCATCATTTCCGCCCAGCGCGCGAACGCGCCAAGGTCGTCATTGATGATCGCCTTGCGGGACAGGTTGAACATACCGCCGAACGTCTCCACCGAATAGCCTTCCTTGGCTTCGCCGGTCGTCAGGGCCTTGATCTCCCCGGCTTCCGTCACCTTTTGCAGCTTGCCGAACTCGCCCAGCTTGAGGAGCGACATGGGCCGGAAATCGTCCGCCGTCCGCTGGCGCGCCAGTTGCTTGAGTTGCGATTCCGCTGCCCGATAGGCGGGCATAAGAATCCGGTTTCCGGTCGCCGTCAGCAGGTTCGGGAAATCGCTGGTCGTGTGGAGCGCGCGGGTAAGCACCTCCTCCCGGCCAAGCGTGGCAATGCCCACCTGCCCGGAACGCTGGAGCGACTGGCGCGCCATGTCCGACATGCCAAGCGACATATAGGCCCGCGCTCCTTCGCTGGGTTCGGTCCCCATCGCCCGGCAGGCGAGAGCTTCCGCCATGCGGTCCTGTACCACGGCAGGATCATCGCCCGACGGCCCGACGCGAATATTCGAGACCGGGACGCTGCGGCGCTGCATTTCTGCGAACACGGCGGAGCGGGCCTCCTCCACGGTCGCCTCACGGTCGATCAGATCGTTCGCGAAGGCGGCTGGCAGCCGCGCATAGGTGACGGCGCTGCGAATCTGGGCGTTCACTTCCGCCCGCGTTTCGTTTTCGGGCGGATCGGAAATGATTTCCTGCTGTCCCGTTTCGATTTCATCTTCCATCGTTTGACTCCTGATGGTGGCGTTGGCGTCGGCGGGGACAGCGACAAGGGACGCTTCGACAATCTCAAAGAGGACTGCCGTGCGAATGATTTTGCCGGACTTGGGGTCGCGGCGTTCGGACCATTTCTTGACCCGGTAGCCGACGCTAACGCCGGTCACGTCGCCACGGGCGACGGCGGCAAGCGCAGACGGGTCGGAGATATTGAGCGTCGCGACAATCGCGCCCGGCTCAAACCGGATATTGGAAACCGACCCTTTGATGTCGGCAATGCTGGTCTGGCGATGCGAGTCCAGCAGCGGGATGCGCTGGGCGAACTCCACGTTCTCCGGCCCGATTGCCAGCACCTCCACATGGCCGCCGCGCTGGACGGGCGCGCCGGTCGTCAGGGTCACGTCAACGGTGCCCGCGTCCGCGTCGAAAGTCTGCGGAACGAAACCAATGGTAGGCGCGCGGCGGGTCTCAAGTACGGTCGTCATCACAGGCCCCCAAAGTCGTCAGGATCGGGCAGAGGATCGACGCCGCGCGGCTTCCGGCAAAACTGGTAGGTCCGGGCGTCGGTCGCCTCCAGCCGCTCCCGGAGGTCATCATGGCTGTCCAGCAGGTCGGCGATCAGCGGCGCAAGCGCGCCCTTGTGCAAGATCGTCCCGACCGAACCAGCGGGCGATTCAATGCGGATTGTGTAGAACGGCGGATAGCTACGCACTGGCGGCCTCCTTCGCTTCCCCGAAGGACAGGCCCAGTTCGCGTTCGCGCTCCCGGTCGGAAATGATCTCCGCGTCTAATTCCTCCACGCTGTAGCCTTGCGCCGCGACGGCCCGGCGGCGGGATGTCAGCCCGGTGGCAATCATGGTCGCCGTCGCCTCCGCGTCCTTGGCGGGGTCGATCCACTCTTGCGCGGGCATGATCCATTCGCAGGCGAACCACTGGTCCGCGTTGGACTCAAAGTCCGGCGCGTCGATTTCGCCTGCCAGAACGGCGGTCGTCACGAACCGCTGCCAGACGGGCCTCAGCAGTTGCGGGACGATAACCTGAAACTGGATTGCCTCCACGCGGCGGCGGAACTCCAGCAGCCCGGCCCGGAGGGACGAATAGTTAGCTCCAGTGAGGTCGCCTGTCAGCAGGTACTCAGGGACGCCCAGCCCGGCGGCGATGCCGCGAAGCTGGAGCTTGGCGAAGTCCACCGTCTGCTGGGCGTTCTGAGGGCCGCTGAACTTGATGTCGAAACCGGCGGGCAGGACCTTGAGCGTCCCTGGCTCCAGCCCGGATTCCATGACCGAATCCGCGCCGACGCCTTCAAACGGGAAGCCGCTGGCGGAGCCGTTCATGTCGGTCAAAAACCCTGCGAACATGGCAGCGACTTTCGCGGCGACAAGCAAAGCGTCGTCCAACTGGTCCAGTTCGCTCGCCCGGATAAGGACAGGCGCAAGCCACGAAATGCCGCGAACCTGCCCCGGCCCTAGCGGCTTAAACAGATGCACCATGTCGGCGGCGGGAACACGAACGGGCGGCGCATAGCCTTCAAAGATCGCCGTCGGATCGACCGGGCGGACCCAGTAGGCGACCCGGCGGCCTTCCGCGTCGAACTCCACGCCCGCGATGATGCGACCGCCGGAATTCAATTCGCCAGTCTGGGCGATGTCCACTTGCTCCGGCGCAATCCGGCGGAGCCGCAACCCTTCGTCCGTCGTCACAAGCTGGATAAAGGCTTCGCCGCTTACCACCATGTCACGGGCGGCCCCAGCGGTCAGGCCGGGAAAGTCCGTCCGTTCGTCCAGATCGCAGACGGCGGCCCACCGGTTGAACGCAGCCTGCACCACGGGGCGGCTTGCGCTGTCAGGATGTTGCGGCGTCGGCGTTATGCCCGCGCCGACCAGTGCCGTTACCCATGTCGCGACGCCGTTATTCAGCCATGGGTTATTCTCCACGGCATAGCGGGCCTTGCGCGCAATAACGGCGCTGCCCGCCAGCGTCTCCGGGCCATAGCTCCCGAACGACGCATTGCCCCGATGCCCGCTGGTAGCGTCAAAGCGCCGCTGGAGGACATCGCGTCCAGCGGGCCGGGTCGGACGGCGACCGAATAGCTGAGAGAGGGACGGAAGACGCATGGTCAGTCCTGCCTCAGGGGCAGAACGGGCAGAAGATTGACCGTGATTGTCGTGCAGTTGAAGGGGTGCGGCGAACCCCCGTCTGACGAAGTGCTGAAAGTCCCGCCAAGGATGCTGCCCGGCTTCTGGAAAAAGTCAGGTATCAGGTAGAGGTGAAAATAGTAGCTTTGCCCGTCCTTCAATTCCGGCAGAATTTCGAGAAGTCGGGCAGGACGACGCGCGCCTTCAATCATGCCGGGATCGCCAATGCCGTCGTCATAGCGTTCCGCGAAATTGTTCAGGTGGAACGAGGCGGCCTTAACCAGCGCGTCGGACAACCCAATGCGGTTCAGTTCAACCAGAATGGCAATTTGATGGACGCCAACCTCATCCCAGAGCTTTGGCGCAGTCGGTCCACCCCCACCCTGATATTTGTGGGCGATGACATTTTCGCCCGCGAGGTGCCGAATCACACGCGCGATTTGCGCCTCTGAGACATCGCGCTTCGCCGCGATCCGCTCGGCAACTTGCTTTACGGAATATAGCTCATGGTCCTGCATTTCCGGGTCCTTCTCATTTCTGGAGGACCTACTTATCTTATTTAGGAGAGTGAATCAAGAAATGTTTGACTCCCCTTAATTCGTTCAGCTATCAGGACGCTGCCGGACGGAAGGTTAGTCGTGGGGACCGTCCTTCTGTCAGGTAGCTTCGGGCGTCTCCTAACGACGAAGTGATTTCCGGGAAGGCCGGGCAGGGAGTTGATTATGCCCTGTCCGGCCTTTTCGATTCCATCATATCGCGCTAGACCGCTTGAGGGGGTGCGATGATGAGTTCCAAGATATTGGCGTTAGGGATAGTAGCGGCGGCAAGTTCGATCCTCGCCGCCTGCGGAAGCGGTGCTGACGCGCAAGGCAGTGGTAACACTCAAAATGCTGCCGACCCTCCGCAAGAAATTAACGGCTATGCCGGAATCGAGTTCGGGACATCGCTTAACGAAGCACTGGCAACCTTAGACGTTCGGCTATTCAATCCGGCGGGGCTACGTGACTGTCTCAAAGACTTACCGCTCAAAGGCTGTTTCCTTTCCGGCGATAGTGAGGCCGCGCCCTTTCAAATCAAGGACGGCATCCCTTATCGGCTCACCCTGTCGTTCAACCGTCTCGATAAGCTGACCGACGTAGATCTGAACTATGACAGGGAGGGGGATATTTCGCGCGACCAATGTTTAGAGATGCACGAGCGAACTCTTGATTGGATGGTCCGCGAGTATGGAGATATGCGGGCCGCCTCCTCACAAGAGGGGCCGGACGAGGCCCGAACAAGTCCGGCAAAGAATAGCTATTTTGTGGGAACCGGGAAGGACGGTTTCTTTGTGACGCGGCCCATGCGGACGGCGGCAAACGTAGAACCGACTGTGGCGGAACAACCAATCACGAAATGGGATAATCGCAGATACGCGTCGCTTCTGACCTATTTCATAGTCGTAGACGGAAAGCCGATGTGCGGCGTCAACGTGAGTTTCAGCGAACCGGAATCAGTCGAGCGCCGTAAGGATTAACTCTGCATCCATTTCCGAACGACAATCTGCTACTCGGGTTTCATGAAACGACTCGTTAAAATTCTGCTGGGCACGGTGATAGCCGTCGGCGTTCTCGTGATCGTGGCTTCTCTATGGGCAGGACAGGAACTTAAAAACACGACTCCCGAACAGGCGGCGCAGGCACTACAGCAAAGCGACCCTCCGAAGTTCAATATGCGGGGCTTGACCCCAAATCTGCGGTTGGCAGACGCCAAATCTAAGCAGCTAGTCAGCGGATGCGACACACAGGACAATATGACGTGGTGCGAGCTTACAGACCCGGTAATTGCAGGTCGCCACAGCTTAGAATCTCAAGTGGCTTTCGAGAACGATCACTTCAAGATGATCTACGCCACATTTGGCCAAGGGATATTCTCTGAAATTCTTGAAGCGTTGCGCAGTGCCTATGGCGCACCATGTCAGATTAGCACTAAACGGCTTCAAAATGCATTCAGCGCAGAGTTTGATAGTCGCGAAGTAGTATGGTGCTTCAACGGCGGCGAAATGACTTTTATTGAACGAACTACAGAGAATGTTCGAGAGAGTCTGTTGTCCTACGCGCCGTATGAGCCTTCTGAAGCCCCGAAGCAATTCACTCCAGACGAAATTTAGCTCTGCATCCATTTCGACCGGATGACTGGCGACCGGGAGGGCGGGAGCGCAGCGGGCGTCGACAACTCCTCCTCACGGCGGTCCAGATTCGCCGTGACAAGGTGACGGGCGGCGAACGCATAGACAACGCAGTCCAGCGCCTCTGCCCTCATTCCCGGCTTGCGCTCGAACCGGCGGACGGGCTGCCCCCTGACATACCGGACCACGCGCCTTTCACTGGCAAGCTGTTCGTACCAATGCGTCTCTAGTCTATCGCTGAATTGGATTGTCCGGCCCCGCGACAGGCGGGTCAGGATTTGCGATTTCAGCCCGTCCACGCCGACAAGGAATAGCCGGACGCCCTTGGCTTGCGACGCCGTGATCGGCGGGCGCGTTCCGGCGACGCCCTTTCCGGCCATGATCTTGCGCCCAAACCGGGGACGACAAAAAGCGTAAACGTGAGCCGTCCAATCTCCGTCCCCGGAGTCGATGATCGCCGAGTCCAGGCGGAGCGTTCCACCGCGCGGATGCGGCCATGTCGTCCGCAACAGGTCGTCCAGTTCCGCCCACGTCGAGTCATCCCCCGGACTACCCCAAATGACGACATGCCCCAAGATCAGCGAAGCGTCCCGGCTCCAGCCGATGAATGTCACCTCTAGCCGGTCGTCCTGAACATCGACGCCAGCCGTGACGACAAGGACCTCCGGCGGGACGTTATCGAGACCGAACGGCTCCGCGCGCGCCGCGAGTTCGCTTTCCTCCAGTTCGTCGGCAGCTTCCCTCCAGCCCTCCGCCAGAATCGTATTGACGAACACTTGCAACGTGTCTGGATTCCCCTTCGCGGCAAGGAACTCCGCTGCCAGCTTGCCCCACGCCGCGTTCGCATGGGGAGAGACCAGCGCATTAATGCGGAATCCCGCATGGCCTTGCACCTCCGGGCGCGTGGCGCGCCAGCGCCCCGCGTCGATCATCGACGCCTTGTGGCGCTCGGAAATGATTTCCTCGCAATGCGGGCAGCGGAACGCCGCCGTCTCCGGCTGGTCCGGCTGCCATTCGATATGCGACCATTGGATTTCCGTGAACGTGCAGCACTTTGGGCAAGGGACCTCCAACACGCGCTGGTCTGACCGGGCATAGGCGCGAAGGACATTGCTGGTCGCCTCCAGCGTTGGGGTCGATCCCATGATAATCTTGCGATTGGCGAAACTGAGCGTCCGGCGCTCCGCCAGCAGGACCGGGCTGCCCTCCGCTCCCGGTTCCATCGCGTCCGCTTCGTCGATCAGCAGGACGCGGACATTGTGGCGACGGAGGTTTCGCGGACTCTTGGCCGCCACCACCTTGAGCGACCCGCCGGGGAAGCGCCGGGACAGCAGGGTATTCCTTCCGCCCTCCGCGCTATCGTCGCTCAGCAGTCCGGCAAGCGCGGGCGTGGCGGCGAAAATCGGTTCCATGTCGGAAACCATGAAGTCGCGGCAGTCGGCTTCCGTCGGCAATAGGAGCAAGATCGGCGACGGCTCATTCGCCGCGAAGCTCCCGACGGTCGCCGTCAGCAGCGTGGACAGCCCGACGCGGACGGACTTAACCAGCGTCACGCGCTCAATCGTCGGGTCTGACATCGCGTCGGCAATTTCGCGCTGGAACGCCCATAGCCGGACATCGCCGGGGAGCGCCGACACGTCGTCCGGCAAGCGGAGGTTCGATTCAATCCACCGGGACAACGGCAAGCGCGGCGGCGGCCTTAGCGCCGACAGGGCCTCCAGCCGAACCGGCAATATCGCGCGTTCAAAGCCCATTGTTCGCGGCCTCCTCAAGCGCGTCCCGGATTTCCCGATCAATGATGTCCAGATCGTGCGCCGACAGGTGCCCTAGCTGCTGCTGAATCCGGCTGGGCGCTGCCAGCATCCGCGAACGGACCAGCCGGAGGATCGACGCCCATTCATCGGCGACCATTTTGGCGGGTAGCAATTCGCGCCGGGTCGCCGCGTTCTGCATTTCCAGCTTATCGGCCTGCCCGCGCGCAATGCGTTCGCGCTGAGCGGTCAGGGTCGCCGTGCCACCATCACGGGCGGAAGCCGCTTCCCGGAAATGATGACAGACAGCGCGAACGGATTCCTTGAGCGGAAACACGCCCCGGCCTGATCGTGTGATAATGCCACGGTGCGCGTAGTCGGCGACGGCGCGTTCGGACACGCCCAGCCAGTCGGCAAGCTCCAGTGCGCGGACCTGATCGTCTGAATCCTGAATCAT